TTTCACTTTTTGTAATATCTGTGGTTGCTACTGTACGCATCATTCTGTAATGTCTGCGATTATCAAAACTTAAACTAGCAAGCGACTTTTCAACACTGCCTTTAAACCTTAAACTTTTGTAGTCTGGGTTCTTAATTGCAAACCCCAACATATATAAATCTGTTGCTGCTGTTCTATAAGCAGCATAAGGTCCGTATTGTGATGTTTTTTGTGCATAGGCTTTTGCATAATCTCGTTGATCGCCATCTTGCGAGAACATTAATACTGCTAGTGTTTCTAGAAAAAATACGTCTGCAATATTTTGCGCAGACATACGGCGAAATCCATCTGTGTTTCTATACAGTCTGCTTTCGCATAAATCCTCAGAATTAACCAGTAAGAGATCCATTATGCTCCAGGCTTCCCGGAGCCGAAATTCAATCTGCTAAATTCTAATCTATCAACTAACTTTAACGCATTGCCAATCCTGTCAACTGCTACGAAACCTTCCTCGCCAGTAACTTCAAATCCGTCACCTGTTTCTACAAAAGTTCCTATTTGCCTGATTTGTTCTAACTTTTTAACTATACGAATTTTTGCTTCGATCAACTTTAAATATAAATCGTATACTGCAACAATTCCAGGAATGTGCTCTTTGATAAACTTAACACCGCCTACCATTTTTTCAGTTTTAGCATCTTTAGTTTTTTGCATAGAAACTTTGTCTATTTCTTTCTTCATAAAGTTAACATATTTTTCAACAAAGCCTTGCGCAAATTTAGTAGGCTCATCGAAGTGGCCTTGACGCACTTGATTATTTGCATGAGCTTTTAGCTGTTGCAAAAAGTCTTTACCGATCAAGTCGTTGCCCTTCTCTAGCCAAGAAAATGTTTCAGAATCAACACTCTTTAGATATGATGCTGCATCTTGTATTGCTTGCATTGTAGCAGAGCTTTCCTGTGCAGTCATTGTAACAGTGCCGCTAAGATCTTTAATTATCGCATCTCTGTGCCAAACACCATTGGTCTGTCCTAACACACTGCTGTCGAAGCCAAATTTTGCAGTTGTATCAGCTAGTGTTGGGCCGCCTACGTATTCTGTATGCCAAACTATACCAAAGCCTGCTGAAAGAATTTGTTTTCCTAAATCACTATCAGCTGGAACAGCATATGTGATAGTGTTGGGCTTGAATACAATATGTTCTGTATTGTCTATAACAACTTTACGTAAATCTTCTTGTCCTGCGAATAGCATGTCGCCTTGCGCTACAGTGTCCCAATTTAATCCTTGCAAATATTTTAATGCTAATTTTAATTTAGTACGCAATCCGCTCGAATCTTTACCCTTGGGATCTGCATGATTAACATCAATATCTTTGTTTGTAAAATTTATTTTAGGTGTTTGCGCAAAAACGCCCTTAGTTCCTACAAAAAACTTACCTGTTGCAGGATCTTTACCTGCTATAATAGCAGGAGCACCATCCCATTTTGTTGTCATACTGATCGGTGCTTTTGAATTACCTTCCAGCATATCGTGTAAACTGTACAAATATTCTACTGCTTCTTTAGCGCCGGCATACCCTTTATTAAATATGTTGTCTTCTAGGTGCTCAAGGTGCGTGTTTTTACCATCCTTGCTTTCTGTAATTACAGATTCAGATAATATGTTAACAACTTTAGGCTTTGATATTTCTATAAACTTCATTATATTCCCGCAAGTAACTTCATTTCATAAATCTTAATTTCTTTTACTGGTATAAGCATTACATGACTAGTCACGCTCTCTGATACAAGAATTTCAAACCCTACATCTTCCCACGTAAACCCTGCGGCCTCTAATACTTTGCACATATGCTGATATGCTTCTTGTCGCATACTTCTTGCAAGTTTAGTGAAATGCGTATATGCCTGGGGGTCACTTTTGGCTAAGCCGCCTTTCTTCATTACTGGAGCAGCTGCTTGTATAAATTTATCTGCATCGTATCCTTTGGTTTTTAAATTACTTAATTTACCAACAAGTGCTTTTGCAGCTGCTAAATCACCTTGCACTGTCTTGGATTGTAGCATTTTAATTTCTGATGCAGTGGGACCTGGAACTGGCTTAGGGCCTTTAGGCTGTGCTGGTGCATCCGCAGCTGGTTGGTCAGTTGCTGGTTGGTCAGTTGCTGGTGCATCTGCGGCAGGTTGTTCTCCACCTTTACCTAACGCAGACATAGCTCGGCCGATACCAGCTCCCACTGTTGCGCCAGCTTTCTTTATAGTGCCAGCATCTGGATCTGATCTTGTTGCTGTAGCAAGTGGTCCGCCGATAGCATCTGCGCCTGCTTTTTTAATTTTG